CTTTATATTTTCTCCGGGGGTAAAATTTGATATTTGGTTTTACATCAGCCAAGGGGCGCTCAGACTACTCCTTTCTGAGCGGTTCCTTAATCCTCCTACCGCTTCTTTCACGGTTTGGGCTTCCCTTGGGTGACGTAAAAGAGGAGATAAGTTAATGGGAAGACGAAAAAAGTCTACTGAAAGTGGGCAAGAAGTTAAACTAAGACCTGCCTTATCTCCCGAAGCCTGGGAGAATAGACAGATATATTTAGCCAACCGGCTAGCAGAGCAACAAATGATTGACGGCACTGCCTCATCGCAGGTCATTACTCATTTTTTAAAGCTTGGTACGACTAAAAACCAGCTTGAGATCGAAAAACTAAGAGCTGAAACAGCAAAAGCCAACGCACAGGCTGAAGCTATTAAGGCCGGTAAACGTGATGCAGAACTTTTGGAGAAAGCGATGCGGTGCTTCTCTCTTTATCGTGGAAAAGAAAACGAAGATGATGAGGAGAATGGTGATGAGTACGAAGAAGATTATTAAGACTTATAGTGAACTCATCCAGCTTCCAACATTTGAAGACCGTTTCCGCTATCTTAAGTTACATGGAGCCGTTGGCAGAGACACTTTTGGCGCGGACCGATATTTCAACCAGAAATTTTATCGCTCGCCAGAGTGGAAACGAATACGAGATCAGGTAATAGTCAGAGACGGCGCTTGCGATCTTGGTATTGAAGGGAGAGATATTCTTGGTAAGGTGATTATTCACCATATGAATCCGTTCACAATCGATGACATGACTGGAGAGGACGCTATGGAGCTTCTTAATCCAGAGTATCTGATCTGCGTCAGCCACGATACGCACAATGCAATACACTACGGAGACGAGAGCCTTCTTCCAGAGGTATATGTAGAACGAAGACCGAACGACACATGTCCGTGGTTAACTTGAGAGGGGGTAACTATGTAACATGAATGAAAGTATTCTAACTTCAATTAAGAAGCTATTGGGCATTACCGAAGAATACACACACTTCGATGCCGACATCATCATGCACATCAATTCGGTGTTTATGATTCTTATGCAACTTGGGATCGGACCAACCGACGGGTTCTCTATTTCAGATGACTCTGCTGTTTGGTCCGATTTTTTGTCAGATGCTACTTGGCTTGAGAGTGTTAAGTCGTATGTCTATCTCAAAGTTAAGCTCGTATTTGACCCGCCTCAGAGCGGAACCGTTATTGGATCAATAGAAAAGCTTATTGCTGAGTTTGAATGGCGATGCCAGGAAGAGCAGGACTTTAGAAATGGTTAACGAACTTTACCATCATGGCATTCTCGGACAACGCTGGGGTATAAGACGATATCAGAACAAAGATGGAACTTTAACCAAGGCTGGTAAAAGACGATATAAAGAAATTGTTAACAACTATAAAAAGTCGATGTTATATGAAGATAGAACTGACTATAAACAGTTAAAGATCGATCGAAGCGGAATTACAAAGGGAAATGATGATTTAATAAAAAGCGGGTCTACTATAAACAGATGGGCTGATGCCGGGGAAACGCTTGATCATAATCGAAAATATGCTAGTTTAACGTACGACGATAAACAGCGATATTCTGAACTAGCAATGGAAGGCATGATAAATGTAAAAGATCGTCTTAATACAAAATTATATACCTATGAGTCTGTAAAAGACTTAAAAGTTGCTTCGGAAAAGAACGTTGTAGACTATGTTTTTAGTAAATACGGCGATAAGCGTCTTCGAGATTTTTATGATGAGCACAATGATTTAGCATTGTCATATGAAATGCGGAATGAATTTGGTGAAAGAAAATATTTTGCCGATTTGTCAAAAAGAGATGTGAAGTTAATTGAAGCGGCACAAAAGACGTCTTTTAATGATAACTACAAATCAGCGGCGAGTTTTTTACAGAAAACTTTTGCCGATAATAAAACTATGAATGAAATTAGCGAGCATTATAAGAAACTTGGATATGACGCTATTGTTGATATAGAAGACAGTGGATTTGCTGATTATCCAATCATACTCCTTGATCCACAAAATTCAGTGAAACTAACAAGCGTCGGATAATATATACGCAAAATTTTCAGGTCCTTTTATGAAAGGGAGAGAGTATAAAGTGGCGATTGCTGCTTTCTCTTCTTTTTTTTTTTATTTGGAGAAAACATGCGACAAGATGAATTATATCATTTCGGTATATTGGGGATGAAATGGGGCGTCAGGAGATTCCAGAATAAAGATGGAACATTAACCAGCGCCGGTAAGAAACGTTATGACGATAACGGTGATGAAGATAGCTTTGTTCTGGAAAAAGGAACTAAAGCATATCGCATAGCCAATGCTGATGATAAACAAACTACCGGGCACCAGTATATGAGTGTTACCGATAAAGACAGAGAAACTTATCAAGAATTAGGTTCCGAAGGTGGTTTGTTTCTTGATTATCACAAAATGTATGGGGAACATACAAAGGAATTAACTCAGGACGTTCGCGTTAAACGTGGTGAAAAAGTAGTCGAGGATCTTATTAATAAATATGGTGGTAAAGACGCGGATACTTTGATGTCCGATTTGAACAATAGAAAAGAACTTGAAAAGCGTTTTAAAGATGCAGAAGCTAGATCGGACTATATCGAGGACTTTGATGGAAAATACTTTGATACCGAGCTTGACGAATGGAGTAAGCAAAACACGTCTAGAGACCGACTAGATAAATTTGTTACTGATACATTATCAAAGCATGTTGACGAAGTTATAGCGGACTATAAAAAACAGAACAAATACGGAGCTATAGTCGATCCTAACGATTGGGTTTCAAACATGGCTGACTTACCATTGATAATGTTTGACCCGGAAAAGAGAACGGCTAATAAAGGATTTACCAGATATAACTGAATAAAGGAACAATTCAAAATGGCACTATCGAACACTGCTGTACCGAAGTATTACGGCGAGTTTCGAGATGCCGTAATCAGAGGAGAGATTCCTGTCAATGAACAAATCTCTCTAGAGATGAATAGGATCGACAAGCTGATTGATGATCCTAAAATTTACTATGATGAATCAGTTGTAGAGGGCTGGATTTACTTCTGCGAAAACGAAATGACGCTTACTGATGGAGGGGACGTACATGTCCTCTTTTCTTTTAAGCTTTGGGCAGAGCAACTTTATGGTTGGTATTATTTTATTGAGAAAAGCGTATACAAACCGAACGGAGATGGTTCCGGTGGACACTATGTCACAAAGCGAATAAAGAAACGTCTTATCAATATTCAGTATTTGATCGTGGGGCGAGGCGCTGCTAAGTCACTATACGATACATTCGTACAGGCTTACACACTCGTTGTAGACAGATCTACCACACATCAGATAACTACCTCTCCGACAATGAAACAGTCTGAGGAAGTAATGCAGCCTTTTGCTACAGCCATTACACGAGCTAAAGGTCCGGTGTTCCAGCTAATGACTCAGGGTTCTGTTCAGAACACTACTGGAAACCGGATGAATAGAAAGCATCTATATTCTTCCAAAAAGGGTATCGAGAACAACTTTACTAATAGTTACCTGGAGATTCGTCCGCTCAAGATTGACAAACTTCAGGGACTGAGAGTCAAATGTGCGACGCTTGATGAATGGCTTTCTGGTGATCTTCCTGAAAACCCGATTACCGCTATTCAGCAGGGTGGAGCAAAGGGGTTGGCTCCTGACTATATCATCTTAGCCACCAGTTCAGAAGGAACGACCCGAAACGGTATTGGCGACACTATTAAGATGGAGCTGATGGACATTCTTACCGGTAAGTATAACAATCCTCATGTCTCGATTTGGTGGTACAAACTTGACAATATTAAGGAAGTTGACAATCCGGACATGTGGGTTAAAGCAAACCCTAATCTCGATCTCACAGTTTCTTATGAGACCTATCAGGAAGAAGTCCAAAAGATGAAAAACGTCCCTTCGGCTAGGAATGAAATCTTGGCGAAGAGATTTGGTATCCCCACGGAAGGTCATACATACTTCTTCACATATGAAGAAACACTCTTACACCGAAAAAGAGAGTTCTGGCAGCTACCATGTGCTATGGGCGGCGACTTGTCAATGGGTGATGACTTCTGTTCTTTCACATTTCTATTCCCTTTTCAAAATGGGTCATTCGGAGTAAAGACACACAATTACATAACAGAACATACACTATTCAAACTTCATCCATCTTTGCGTCAGCAGTATGACAAGTTTATAGACGAGGGAAGTTTAATCATCATGCCAGGCACTGTTCTTGACATGATTGACGTGTATGAAGATCTAATCAAATACATTGATGACAATCAGTATGATGTTAGGTGTTTTGGTTACGATCCATACAACGCAAAAGATTTCGTAGAGCGTTGGGCAAAAGAAAATTCTCCTTACGGGATAGAGAAGGTGATTCAGGGTGCCCGTACAGAATCCGTTCCTCTTGGTGAGTTAAAGAAACTTGCTGAGGAGCGGCTTCTTTTGTTTGACGAGGAACTTATGAAATTTGCGATGGGTAACTGTATCACTTTGGAGGATACAAACGGTAACAGAAAACTTTATAAGCGGCGATACGATCAGAAGATTGATGCTGTTGCCGCTATGATGGATGCCTATGTGGCATATAAGTTGAACAGAGAGGCATTCGAATAATGTATTACGATGAACTTTACCATCATGGCATTAAAGGTCAGCGATGGGGTGTAAGGCGATTCCAAAATAAGGACGGATCACTTACAAAATTAGGACAAAAACGAGTTGATAAGGCTCAGAGGAAAGCCACCAAATCAGAACGTGGCGGATTTCTTGTTAAAAAGAAAACTCCAACTGTTGAACGAGCTACAACGGATGAGCCTGTTAATCCGAATGATCTTAACGCCAGATTTAGGCAAATGACCGGTGATAACACAAAATCTGCAGGTAGAGGTCGAGTATCAGAACTTGCTGGATTGGCTGGTATTGCTGGTATTGCTGGTAGCGCGGCAGCTTTATACAAGTTGAATAACAACAAAGTGGATAAACCCGAAGCTTTTACAAAGAAAGCACCAGAACGACCAAAAGTGCCAGAAGACGTTATGACCAGCACCGAGTCTTATCAAAAATTTAATAGAGCTAAAGGCATTTATGACTACGAAAACAAGAACTTTAATGCCGAGAAAGCCGAATACGACAACAAAATGGCCAAGTATAACGAAAAGCTTAACGCCAGGTTAAACTTGACCAAATCCGCTTTAGACGCTACTAAAGGAGCTTCTACCGGAATTGTCAACATGATGGAAAAATCCAATGAGCGAAAGGCTGAGCAAAAGGCAGCGTCTCTTGATCTCTCTCATTACTCGGAGAAAGAACTTAGAGATTACGTTAACCGATACCAGGCGGAAGAAGCATTTCGCAACGTCGCTAAGAAACAATACAATTCTGGGCGATCAAAGACAATGGAGTATATAGAAACCGCTGGAGCTCTTGCTGGTGTTGGCGCATCAATACTTGGTTTCTATACAGCTTATAAACAGGCCACTAGAAAGTAAAGGGAGAATTCAAAATGCCGGACTTTTCAATAGGTTCCAGGTTCAAACAGGCTTGGAACGCGTTCTTCAATAAAGATCCTACTCCAGAATACGATTTTGGTTCTTCCTATTATCATCGACCGGATAGAACACACTACACACGAGGAAACGATAGATCCATCGTCACATCTGTATTTAATAGAATATCTCTAGATGTGGCATCTATAGGCCTTAAACACGTTCAGCTAGATAAAGATGGACGCTATGAGAAAGATATTCTCTCAGGATTAAATAACTGTTTAACGCTGGATGCCAATCTGGATCAGACAGGCCGAGCGTTTATTCAGGATGTCGTCGCGTCCATGATGGATGAGGGTTGCGTCGCTATTTGCCCAATAGTTACAGATGACGATCCAACCAAATCCGACTCCTACGGGATCGAAAACATTAGGGCTGGTAGAATTGTACAGTGGTATCCGTCTATGGTTCGTGTCGAACTATACAACGAATTCACTGGCAAAAAAGAAGAGGTCGTTTACCAAAAGCGTATGGTCGCTATTGTCGAAAATCCTCTTTATGCGGTGGTTAACGAACCGAACTCAACCGCTAAACGTCTTATGCGAAAACTGTCTCTTTTGGATTTTATCGACGAACGTAATGGTTCTGACAAACTCAACATGCTCATTCAGTTGCCTTATGGTACGAGCAGAGATCGCCTTAGAGACAGAGCACAAAAGAACATAGCCAGCATTGAAGAACAGCTTTCTAACTCTCGATTCGGAATAGCTTATACAGATTCTGCAGAGCATGTGTTTCAGCTTAACCGTCCTTTGGACAACACGCTTCTTGGGCAGATCGAATTCCTTACTGGTCTTCTTTACAGTCAGCTTGGAATAACCAAGGAGATTATGGATGGTACGGCTACTCCAGAAACCATGCTCAATTACTATACCAGAACTATTGAGCCGATCTTGGCTGCTATTTCTGATGAGATGAAAAGGAAGTTCCTTACTCAGAATGCTAGAACCAGAGGGCAGACAATTGCCTACTATAGAGACCAGTTTAGATTGGTTCCTCTTGACAAGCTTTCTGAAATGCTTGGAACAATGATCACAAACCGAGTCATGACTTCTAATGAGGCGAGACAGATTATCGGCATGAAACCGTCCAACGATCCTAATGCTGATAAGCTAACCAACCCGAATGTGGATACGGTCGAAAGCACAGACAAGGGTGCGGAAGAACAACCTGAAACTAAAGAAACAGTAGATAAAGGAGAAAATCAAAATGTCGAGGAAACCTGACTTTTGCGGGTATGTAACTCGCAATGACGTTTTGTGCTCCGATGGAAGAATCATCAGAAAAGATGCTTTTAAAGATTGCGATGGTCAAACAGTACCTCTTGTGTACAACCATGATCACGACAACCTAGACGCTGTTATCGGCCACGCAGAGCTGATTAATCGTCCTGATGGCGTGTTCAGTAATTGCTACCTCAACATGGATGTTGAAAACGGCAAACTTGCTAAAGCACTTATTGCACATGGCGATATTACTGGACTTTCTATTTACGCAAATCGTCTGAAGCAGAATGGTTCTGATGTTGTTCATGGCAAGATCCGCGAAGTAAGCATCGTTCTTGCTGGTGCGAATCCTGGAGCATTCATTGAGCCGAAAAGTGTAACCCATTCCGATGACGGAAGTGAAACGGTCGATGAGGCCGTTATTTTTATGGGTGAAAACTTTGAGCTCTATCATGCCGACGAAAAGGAGAAGAAAGTGGCTGAAGATTCTACAAAGAAAGAGGACACAAAACCCGAGTCCGAAGAAAAAGACACCGATGATGGCGAGGAAACCATCAAAGATGTGTTTGAAACAATGAACGAAAAACAGAAAAAAGTCGTTTACGCTCTTGTTGGCGCTGCTATCGAAGATGCCAAAGAGGGTGGTGATAAAGACGATAAAGACGAGGAGAAAGAAAATATGAAACACAACGTATTCGATCAGGATGCACAGCAGCAGGGCGACGTTCTCACTCACTCTGATCTCAATGAGATCGTTGTTTCAGCAAAGAATACCAATGCGTCCTTCAGAGATACCTTCAACGGCTATCTTGCACAGAACAACCTCGAGCTGGTTCACGATGGTCTGACCAGCAGCGGCTTCAATCAGGATACTACCGTTGACGGCAACATCACCTGGCTGTTTCCTGAATACCAGCTTCATGGCCCCAAGACCCCACAGCTTCTGACCGATGATCAGAGTTGGGTTTCTTCCATTATTAACGGAACAACCAAGCTTCCTTACAGCCGTGTAAGAACTCGCCACGTTGACATCAGAAACGTTAACGGCAACCACGATGATCTTCGCGCAAGAGGATATCAGAAGGGCCAGCAGAAAGATTTCGTCGGAAACTATGAGCTGATGCGTAGAGAGACCGATCCTCAGACCATCTATGTTGAGTCCGAGCTCGAGAGAGATGACGTTATCGATATCACTGATTTCGATTATGTACAGTGGCAGTACAACATCGACCGTATGCAGCTTGAGCAGGAGCTGGCAACTGCGATCCTGCTTGGCGACGGTCGTCAAAACGGTGCAAAGGGTAAGATCTATCCTACTCATATTCGTCCTATCTGGACTGACGATGATCTTTACACAATTCACAAAGACATTGACATTGAGGCTGCTCGTACTGAGATCCAGGGTACTGAGACCGGTTCTTACTTCAGTGATAACTTTATCTATACCGAGGCTCTGATCGCAGCAGTTCAGGATGTATTCATCGATTTCATGGGTACCGGTACTCCTGATATGTACATCGATCCTTGGATGCTCAACAAACTCATGCAGGCTCGTGATCGTAACGGCCGCAGAATTCGCAGCAATATTAACGAGCTGGCAAGCGAACTGAACGTTGGTTCTATCCATCGTGTACAGCAGTTCAAGAACCGGATCAGAACCGACGCCCAGGGCAATCAGCACAAGCTTCTTTGCATCATTGGTAACATGAAAGACTATGGTGTCGGCAGCACAAAGGGTGGCGAGATCACTCACTTCACTGATTTCGATATCCGCTTCAACCAGCTGATCTCCCTGATCGAGACTCGTCTGTCTGGCGCTACAATGGGTCTGTATTCCTTCATCGTTATCGAAGAGCCCGTATCTGGAAACTGATAAGGAGGTGCTCCTATGTCTAACACAACAAAGAAAGACGCCCTGAAAGCAATTCTTACAGCATTCGGGCAGACGACCACCGAAAAGACCGAGAAGGCTCTACTGTTTCAGATTGCAGAGTCTTTCCAGACTGCGGTCGAAGAAGGAAGCATCGTGATTAATGTTCTTGAGCTTCCTGCCGTGAGTGCTTCTGATAACGGAAAAATCCTTGGCGTTGCCAATGGAGTGTGGGATGTTATTGATGCACCAACGGAGCTTCCTTCGGTTAGTTCTACCGACAATGGTAAAGTTCTTGGTGTTGTCGAAGGTGAGTGGGTTGCTGTGGATACTACTCCGGAAGAAACGACCGATTCCGAGACTTGAGTAAATCAAAGGGGATTTCAAAATGAGCAAATATTTTGGAAAAATCGGCTTCGGTGTAACTGAGGAAATTCGACCTGGTGTTAGCTTGCTTAAAATTACCGAGGGAGAATATTATGGCGAAATCGTGAGGAACTCACGCCGTTTAGAAAACGGTGGTAAAGTCAACGACGATCTGAATATTAACATGACTCTCAGCATCGTTGCCGACCCCTTTGCATATCAAAACTTTCACAGTATTAAATATGCGGAATATATGGGCGCAAAATGGAAAGCGACATCGGTAGAACCGCAGTATCCAAGACTGATTCTGACATTAGGAGGTGTGTATAATGGCGAAGATGATTAATGATCGTCTGGCATTACACGAACTTCTTTGTGAAAAACTCGGAAGTAGAAATGTATATTTTCAACCCCCAGAGTCAGTAAAAATGAAGTATCCGGCTATACAATATAGTCGGAACAGAATAGAAAATACGTCAGCCGATAACATTGTCTATAAACAAGCTGTGTCTTATACCATTACGGTTATTGATAGAGATCCTGATAGCGAGATTGTCGAACGGGTTTCTACAATACCGCACATTATGTATGACAGATCCTATATCGCTGACAATTTAAACCACGACGTGTTCAGATTATTTGTATAAGGAGAAATATTATGCCTAATACTAAGCCTAAACTTGTATGGGACAAAGTTGGTGAAAAGCTGTGGGAGACAGGTGTAGATCGCACTGTTCTGTTTCCTATGAACTCTTCTGGTGGCTATGCCGCTGGCGTCGCTTGGAGCGGCATCACAGCTATTAACGAGTCTCCATCCGGCGCGGAGCCTACTAAAATCTATGCTGACAACATCGTATACGGCATTCTCATGAGTCCTGAGGAAGATGCTCTTACGATCGAAGCATTTACCTATCCCGATGAGTATGCAGAGTGCATCGGTGAAGCCAATGTTGGCACAGGAGCTGTTATCAAGCAGCAGTCTCATAAGCATTTTGGCCTTGCATATCGTACTATGATCGGTAATGATACCGTTGGTACCGACCACGGCTATAAGCTTCACATCTTCTGGGATTGCATCGCTGGTGCATCTGAGGATAGCAACTCTACAATTAACGACAGTCCTGAGCAGAAGACCTTCTCTTGGTCTGTATCTACTCTTCCGGTTGCTGCTACAGGATTCCAGCCTACAGCTTGCATGGTTATTGATTCCACAACTATCCCGGAAGGCAAGCTTACTCAGATCGAGAATCTTCTGTATGGTATTGCCGGTGAAGGTCAGGGGCAGGGTACAGATGCTTCCCTTCCTAGCTTCGACGCTATCAAGGCTATTCTCGACGCAACTTGATCTAAGATTAGTTTTTCAAAATAACGAATTTTTAGGGCTACTTGGACGAGATCTGAGTAGCCTTTTATTTTTTCACTTGAAAGGAGTACCAAATGATTAGCAGAACAGTTAAGTATGTTGACTATTTCGGCGTAGAAAAAGAGGAAACTTTTTGGTTCAACATGTCCAGAACAGATCTTATGCGCTTGGAAGCAAGCGAAGAAGGGGGATGGGAAGATCGACTTCGTAAGATGATCGATACAAAGGATGCAAACCAGGCTTATCTCTTCTTCGAGCAGTTCATCAAAGAATCGTACGGCGTAAGAACTCCTTCTGGCGGATTCGACAAAGACGAACGTCATTACAAAGAGTTCAGATCGTCCGCGGCTTATGATGAATTTGTATGGTATTTCATCGAGCATCCCGATGAGGCGGGAGCATTCATCAATGGTATTGTAGCATCTGTGAAGAAGAGCGAAGCCTCCGACAAGATCGATGCGATCATTGCCGAACAGACAAAGCTCACCGGAAGTAAGGTGATGGATTTTGTTACACCTGCTAATCCCTGAACGCGATCTGTGGGATCCAGTTAGAGAAATATTTATTCATGTTGACGAAGTCAGTATAGATCTTGAGCATAGTCTCGCCGCGGTTTCAAAATGGGAGGCCAAATGGCACATACCGTTTCACGACGACCGGAAAGAAAAGACCTTTGAGCAGAACATTGACTACATACGATGTATGTGCCTAACAGAAAATGTTGATCCGAATCTATTTTATTGCATAACGGAAGAAAATGTTAAAGAGATTATGGATTATATTGGTGATTCTAATACGGCAACGTGGTTTAACGACACTAATAAACGACGTACCGGAAAACGAGAAATCATCACAGCAGAGATTATCTATTACTGGATGACTACGTACAACATTCCTTCCGAATATGAGCATTGGCATTTAAACAAATTGATGACTTTGCTTCGCGTTTGCGCCGAAAAGAATAATCCCGACAAAAAGAAGACAAAAGGCGTTGACATGGCTGCACAAAGACGTGCTCTTAATGCCGCCAGAAGACAGAAGTATAAAACTAGGGGGTAGAACATGATCTCTTTTGAACAAAAGGGTGATTTCTCAAAACTTACTAGTTTTCTGAATAATTTAAAAGGAGTCTTTGGGCTAAGCGACCTCGATAAGTACGGAAAACGAGGCGTTGATGCATTGGCTTCTGCTACTCCGTATGACACAGGTAATACGGCTGGAGCATGGTATTACAAAATTAATAGAGATGGCGGTTCTGTCTCTATTGAGTTTTGTAATAGAAATGTTAACCAGGGTGTTCCTATTGCAATAATACTGCAATATGGACATGGGACTGGAACTGGTGGCTGGATAGAAGGGCGAGATTACATTAATCCTGCTATCCAGCCTATTTTTGACGAAATATTAAATGACGTGTGGAAGGAGGTTTGCAAGTGAGCAACACTATTGACGAACGCGTTGTAAAGATGCAATTCGATAATGCATCATTTGAAAAGAACGTGCAAACCTCTTTGAGCACGATCGCTAATCTTAAAAATGCTTTGAATTTTGGAAAGGTTGATCTTTCTGGAATAGCGTCAAACATTGAAAAGATTACAGATAAAGTCACCGGAATGGGCGGCATATGGGATACTATTTGTCATAGGATGGTCAATCTTGCTGTGGATACAGGACAGAAGATAGCTAATGCATTTGTCTTCAATCCGCCTTCCGATGGTTTTAAAGAGTATGAACTCAAAATGAACTCTCTTAAAGTCATTATGGAGAGTTCACATTCCTCTCTAGAAGAGGTAAATAAATACCTTAACGAACTGAACAAATACTCTGACCAAACTATTTATTCGTTTTCAGACATGACTGCCAGTATCGGTAAATTTACTAATGCTGGTGTTGACCTTGAAACATCTGTAAACGCTATTAAGGGTATTGCTAACGAAGCCGCTCTTGCTGGGGCAAGCACTAACGACGCGTCTAGAGCAATGTATAACTTTGCCCAGGCTTTGTCGGCAGGTTCTGTAAAACTTATTGACTGGAAATCTATTGAAAATGCCAATATGGCTACAAAAGATTTCAAAGAAGAATTAATTAAAACTGCTGTTGAGTTGGGCACGTTGAAAAAGTCTGGCGACGATTATATTTCAACAACCACCGACATGCAGGGTAAAACTTCGCAGGCTTTTAACGCTACAAAAGGGTTTAACGATTCACTTGCTCATCAGTGGATGACAACCGATGTTCTTACCACCACTCTTGGACGATATGCCGATGAGACAACTGACGTTGGCGCAAGAGCTACAAAAGCCGCAACAGAGGTAAGAACATTCTCGGCAATGATGGATGCTCTAAAGGAAGCCGTTGGTTCCGGATGGGCACAGACATGGGAAATTATATTCGGTAACATGGAAGAAGCTACCGAATTTTGGACGAGTATAAACGATGTTCTTAGTGGATTCATAGGAAAGTTCTCGGACGCCAGAAACACTGTTCTTCAGGGATGGAAAGACCTTGGTGGAAGAGCAAAACTCATCGAAGGTCTTACGAATGTTTTTCATATTTTTGGAAACGTTCTTAAGCCGTTAAAAGATGCAATCACTCTTGTTTTTCCTCCGATTACTGCTAAAAACATTGTTGATATAACCAATAAATTTGCCGAATTTACTGGGAAAATCAGGGAAGCAACCGAATTCTTTCCGATGAAGATATTCGGTGATAAAGATACCAAAGGGTTTGACACTGAAGCACAGCATCTTGAAAAGTTTGCTGAAAAAAGCAGCACTCTTGGAAAGACTGCTACTAGTGTTTCAAAGGAAACCAAAAAAGCCGCAGAAGAGATAACCAAAGACTGGAGTAAAGTAAGAGAAGCGGCTAAAGCTGTTATTAACGGTGATTACGGAAACGATTCTTATCGAAAGGATTCTCTCAAGAAAGCAGGCTTTGATCCAGACGAGATTCAGGCTTACGTTGACAAAGTTCATGAACTGTCTAATGGAACCTGGGATTTGTCGGATAAGACTCTTGCCGCTGTTGAGAAATCTCTCGGATCAGTTGAAAAGACTGGTGAAGGAGCTAAGAAGGCATCTGATAAAGCTACTGATGCTACGAAAAAAACTGGAGAAGAAGCAGAAAAGACAGCAGATAAAGTAGCCGAATCAACAAAGAAAACGGCAACGGCAGAGGAAGAAGCCAACGCAACTATTCAGCGTACAATGAATGAGTGGCGTGATAAAACTATGGAAATTACCGATGCAGGTAATCTTCTTACGTTTTCGATCGCTAACGGTATGTCTGGCGTTATCAATCTGTTTAAGAGCGTTGGTAAGGTTTTAGGGGTGTTTGGAAAAGCCTGGGGTGATTCGTTCTCAGGCGTAACTATCACCATGGACCATCTTGTTATGCTTGACGAAGCTATGGGCAACTTTGTTAATAAGATGTCCATTAGTGAGGGTAGCCTTAACAAGTTTTACGACGTTTTTAAGAGCATATTTACCGTTGTTAAATCTGTAAGAGATTCTATTGTAAAGATGGCAATCTCCGCATTGCCGGTTCTACTTAACGTTGTTACAAATGCAATAACGGTTGGCGGAAATGTTCTTAGTGTTATTGGAACTATTATTGGTTCTATAGCAGAATTTGTGAACAAGACACAATTAATTCAAAATGTGTTCTCCGGGCTCTCTTTTGTTCTTAAAGAAGTTGGCTCCGCTTTGAGTTTTGTTCTTAATGTTATCGGATACTTGTCAGGCGTTATATCGAGTGCGGTCAAATACGTTGCTACATATATTAACAACTGGCACACTATGGAATTTATCGGCTATAGAGTTGCCGCTGCTTTCAGAAAGTTGAAAGGTGCTTATGTTGATCTTAAGAACCAGCTTACAAAGAAGCTTGGATTTACTAATTTCGACGAATTCACCGAAAAAGCAGACAAAGTTGTTGAAAAATTAAAAGGATTCCTTATTCCTGCTTTCCAAGGATTCATGGGAATAATCAATGACTTCGCAAGAGGAAGAACCATTTCTTTCGATTTCTTTAAGGGATTCAAAGGTGGCTCTATATTTAGCGGACTTATCGACTTTACTAAAGAGCAGGGTCTTGGAAAGAAGATCATGGCTTTTTATAACGTTGTTAGGATAAAGCTCGGAAATATTGTAAACAGTTTTAAGAAGTTATTTATTAAGAAACAGACCCCGTTAGATATTCTTGGCAGACTTATACCCTATAAGAAAGAACAGACTTTTGCTCAGAAGCTGTTTGCTTTCTATCAGGTTGTTGCTAAGAACTTAAAAGACATTCTGAGTTCTTTTGTCGGAATCTTTATTATCAAGAAAAAGAAAGACGGCTTTCTTGAGGGAATGATTCCGTTAAAGAAAGAACATGAATCTGTAAGCAAGATTATTAATTTCTTTAATAAGGCCAGAGAGCTTATCCATAATGCCATTAGCGGAATGGTTGAAAAACTGGCTGAATCCTCTTCAAACAGTAAAACTATTAATCTAGCGTCAGCTATTGGTAGTGTTGGTGGATTATCTGATGTTAAGAAGGCAAGCAAAGATTCTGAAAAGCCTTTGAACAATCTGCTTAACTCTGTTAAAAACGTTAAGACAAGCCTTTCTAATATCGATTTAGGTGAAGCTTTTAAGAAAGCATTCTCTTTTCTTAAAGAAAAAGCCATACCGACCGGCATTGATTTCTTATGTGATGCCTTTGGCCGCTTTGAAATGTTCGTGGCTAAACTTGATTTCAAGAAGCTTCTTCTTGCAGCAAAGACACTTTTAACCGTTTCCAGAATATTCAACGGAATAAAACTCGCGAAATCATTCTCCGGAATGGCGGACAGTATCGGCGGGTTCTTTGACAGTATAGGCAACAAGTTTGGCAAAGCACAGGAATCTAAGACAACTTCACTTATCAAAATAGCGGCTTCTATAGCGCTTGTTGCTAAAGCTATTAGCATGATAGCTAGCATACCAGAAGATCGTTTGGATTCTTCTGTTGGCGTTGTTGCTGGAATAGCCGTTGTTCTTAGCGGATTGGCAATAGCACTCGGTAAGATAAAATCCACAGAAGGTTCTGATCTTGGGGGAGCTACAAAATACGCTATTTCAATGGCGGTTTCAGTTCTTCTTATAGCGAAAGCTATTGCAACAATAGGTGCTATTGATAAGACACAATTGCGTGCAGCCGAAGAAGCCATAGCTGTTGTAGCTCTTGTTTTAACCGCAGCTACTATAGCGTTGTCTAGAACAAAAGGCACTTCTATGGCATCAGTAGCGGGTCCGATCGGCTTTGCGTTAGCATTGCATAAGCTCGCTAAAACAATAGCATTCATTGGAGACATTCCTGACGAGACCCTCAAAAAGGGTGAGAAGAATATTTCCAAGATCGGCAGAGCCCTTGCTGTAGCTATGGTTGCTATCGGAATGGCTAAACTCACACCATCGGCTGTGTTTGCGCCTTTGGCATTCGCTGTTGCTGTGTTCATTCTGGCAACACAAGTAATAGCTCTTGGAATGTTACCGTTTAAGACGTTACTTAAGGGCGCTGGTGTTATTAAGTTCCTTGAAAACACTATAAAATCAGCTATGACGGGGCTTGGCAAAGCAAAGATCGACCCCGGAGTCGTTGCAGCTCCATTAGCGTTTGCAGCTGGTGTTTTCGTTCTCGGCAGAACAGTTGCTAAGTTAGGCAAACTGGATCTTGGCACATTAGCCAAAGGTATTGTTGCAGTTGGTTTTATTGCAGCAATACTGGTTGGAACAATGAAATTGCTTACTATGGCCACGAAAGACGCGTCTCTGGATAGTTCTATTCTTAAGGGGATGGTTGTTTCCGCAGCGTCAATATTCATTCTCGGTTATACCGTTGCGAGACTTGGAAAACTAGACGCTGGCACATTGGCTAAAGGTATTGTTGCAGTCGGCTTTATCGCAGCAATATTATCTGCAGTTGTCATAATTGTTAGTAAGTACGCTACGGTGATAAACCCTTCGGTTATTGCTCATATGATAGCAACTGCCTTTGCAATATCTATACTGGCAGTTACTGTTGCTTTGGTTGGATTAGCGCCTTTGAAGAATATTCTTAAAGGTATCGTTGTGGTCGGAGCGGTTGCTTCCGTACTTGTCGCTACTCTGATGTTTATCAGATTTGCAAAGATCAACAAATCAGCAATAGTTGGATTAATACCGGTTGTGTTAGCCATCGTCACATTGTCAATAACCGCAGCATTAATCGGCTTGGTTCCTCTTGGAAACTTGCTAAAAGGTACTTTGGTGGTAGGTGCCATGGCAGCATTAATTATTGCAGCTATGACACTACTTACAAGAACTAGCATATCCATATCAGCTATATTTGGAATAATAGCATTTGTACTAGCCATTAACGAACTGGCTATGGTTGTACTTGCATTAGGCGTTATTCCTAAAGCGGTATTGTTAAAGGGTCTTGGTGTTGTGCTGGCTCTTGGCGCAGTTTTGACAGCAAGTCTGTTTTTAATTGGAAACTCGTCAATGGATCCGACCAAGGTAGTGGCTATTATTGCATTTATGGCCTCTATTCAAGCATTATGCTTCAGTGTATTAAGTATTGGTGTATTGCCTATAAGCGTAATAGCCAAAGGACTTGGCGTTATTACCGCTTTGGCAGTAATTATCGATGCTTCGCTTAAGCTTATTGGTAATACCAACTTTGGCGTTATCGATATTGTTGCACCGCTTGCTCTTGTTGGCGCCATTCTAATACTGGCGTTTGCAGTTGTCAAAATAGGATCTATTGATCTCGGAACTTTGGCAAAAGGTCTTGGTGCTATAGGGCTAATAACAGCTGGACTGGTCATAGCGCTTAGAGAACTTTCCGCAATTATGGGTCAGCTTATACTGATGAATACTGCTATCCCAGCTTTGATGGCTTTTGTAGCAGTTATCGGTGTTCTGTCTTATGTTGTAACAGTTCTTGGCAAAATGACTGTAGGTGACTTGGGCAAAGGTCTTGGTGGACTTGTGGTTATTGTCGCAACTATGGTTATTGCGTTCAAACTGCTGAGTGCCATCTCGCCAGATATATTAATCGTCAGTGCAGCGTTTATGGTGTTTGGCATTGCCGCTTCGTTTATTGGTGATGCGTTTATTAAGGTATCTACCGCACTTCTTATATTTACCCAGGCATTATTAATGTTTACGGCAATAAAAAGTGAGGAACAATTTGCTGGCCTTGCTGCAGGACTCGCGACACTGAGCACTGTATTAATAGTGTTTATTGGTATTGTTGTAGGTTTTGTTGCTATTCTGGCTATATTCCCAGCATTGATCGTTCCTTTAATGGCTTTTGCTGGGGCAATGCTAATGATCGGTGCCGGCTTATATTTGCTGGTATCTGCTATTGAGAAATTTATAGCAATTTCCGGTCAGATCGGTAACGCTATTGTTAACGCTATTTCATCCATTATTAATAGTGCTGGTCAAATTCTTAGTTTGATCGGTGACGCCATTTCTAAAGCTATTCAGTATATCGTCCAAAATGCTCCGGTATTTATGGAGAAAGCTGGTGGACTCATTAAGGCAGCTGTTTCCGGAATTGCAAAGAACGGTCCCAACATTGTAAAGAAAGTTGGCGAATTTATTAGTAATGCTGTTAAGTGGATACAAAAGAACTTACCCAAATGGCTTTCCGCAGGTAAGGATCTCATTCTCAAACTTGTTGCTGGTATAGCTGCTATTGCTCCTAAAATTCCTGGAAAAGTGTTAGAACTTCTGTCTAAAGGTATTTCCGCTATTCAGAAGAATCTTCCTAAATGGCTTTCCATGGGTAAGGAGCTTATTTCAAAACTTATAATGGGTCTTATTAGTCTTGCCGGAAAGATCGCGAGCGAAGCCGGTAAACTCGCAAAGAAGGCTCTTCAGGCGATTAAAAATAAGGTCGGTGAGTGGAAACAAGTTGGTAAAGATATGGCATCTGGACTAGCCAAAGGTATTATGTCTAAAGCGTCGCAGATTGCTGAAAAAGCGAAGAGTCTTGTAAAAGGTGCTATTGATGCAGCTAAGAAAAAACTTGATTCGAATTCGCCTTCTAAGGTCTTTATTAAGATCGGCGAGGACATTGATAACGGCCTTTTGATTGGTATCGATAACAACGCTAGAAAAGCTGCTTCTAGATCTAGAGTAATGGCCGAGCGAGTAATGCTTGCTGCTAAGAAACCCCTTGACACGCTTGCAGATTTGCTTAGTGGAGACATTGTTACTGATCCAACAATAACTCCTACAATGGATCTGTCAGAAATTCAAAATGACACTAGAAAACTGTATTCTATGATGTCTGATATGGACCGGTTATCGTTCAACGGTAATATTACTCTCGCCGATAATACTAATCGAAGCGTAACAGCCGATCAGCGTCGTAAAGAACAGTCTGAGAATGATACAATGAGCGCACTGATTAATGCTATTAATGGCTTGTCGGCTCTCATTGGCAACACAGGTAATGTTTATAATGTAAACGGCGTAACATACGATGATGGCAGTAATGTATCGTCTGCTGTCAGATCGCTTATTCGTGCCGCTAAGATAGAAGGGAGGGCGTGATGCCTACTATTGTTTCTAGTACCACTGGTAATATGGTGTCCAATCTTCGGGTGCGATTACAAAGCGGGAGCGATCGTTTGTTATATGCTACCTGGGAATGGAAAAAAGGAAACACTGCTAAATACAAGGTGACCTGGAGATATTATACAGGTGACGGAGTATGGTTCATTGGCAGTGAAAGCGAAGAAGAATATGGCAGTGCTGGGTGGTCCGTGCGAGTTACTTACACGGCCCCCAGTAACGCTTTAAAGGTGGCTTGCACAGTACAACCGATTTCTAAGACTTACGAGAAGAAAACGGGTAAAAATTCTACAGCAACAGTTTCTTATTGGACGGCCCAGTCCGCAACAGAAACTTACGAATTTGCAAACTCTGGCCTTCCAGCTACACCTGGTGTTCCCACAATAAGTGTGGATAAAAATTACAAACTTACGGTGGAACTTAGTGTTCCTGATAGAAACACAGAATCTATTGAGTTAGAAATTGTACAGGATAATAGAAAAACTTTTGCGACCCCGATTGTTAGTGTTACAAAACAATACGTTCGATATACATGTAAGATAACTGGCGGAAGTCAGTATAAAGTCAGGGCTAGGGGTCGCGTGAACGGATTACCGTATTTCAGTTCGACTGCAAAAACTAAAAGCATAAAAGTAGGCAAGGTATATATACACGAAGCCGTATATCCTTTTTATGCGTCTGCTTGGTCTGATTATTCGTCAAACGTTTCTACAGTTCCAAAAGCGCCGACTAAGATAACAAAGCACACCGTTGTTAGTCTTAATCAAATAAACATAGTATGGACACCGGTTGAAAATGTAACTGGTTATACGCTTGAATATACGGTAAACAAAATTTTCTTTGATCGGTCCTCAGAAGTAAAATCATTAACAGTCAACGATGCTGGAGCGGCTGTCACGGGGCTCGATCCTGGCCAAACATGGTATTTTCGTGTAAAAGCAACAAATGCTCAGGGTGATTCCGGTTGGTCTCCAATATATTCTCTGATTCTTGGCGTGGCGCCATCCGCTCCAACAACCTGGTCAGAAACTGCTACGGCAGTTGTTGGCGATACAGTACGGTTATATTGGCTTCATAATTCGGAAGACAGTTCAACACAGCAAGATGCTGAGGTTCAGGTTGCGGTTGGAGACGGAGCGTGGCAAACAAAAACGCCTACATACAAATCGCCAAATCCTGGTGAACCGAGCTACCTTTCTTATGAAACGTTTCTTTATACATCGGGAGAACTTGTTGACGCTCTTGGTGAACGCATTTTGGACGAAGATGGTAATGTTGTATCGACAGCAGTTTATTCCGCATATTCAGAAGGCACTGTTATTCGTTGGCGAGTACGGACATTAGGTGTTCTTCCGGATGCTTGGAGTCCATGGTCCACAGAAAGAGCGTTGGTTTTATACGCCCCTCCGACAGTTGGACTCGTTGTGTCCGATGCGGAGGATTCCGAACGTTCGGTATTTACGTTTACATCATTTCCTATTTATTTAACTGCCACGGCCCATCCGGATATTCAACGAGCGATCAGTTGGCATATTTCAGTTATTGCTAACGAGTCTTATGAGACTCTTGATCCTATTGGAAATCCTAAAACTGTGGTCGCCGGAGATGAAGTATATTCTGAATACGTTGGTCAAACGGAAGAGGATAATGTTCTAAAAAGAGTCTTCAATGCAGGAAACATAGACCTCGAAAACGGTGTTGGTTACACAATAACAGTCAAAGTAGGTATGAGTTCTGGCATGTCCGCGGAATCATCACAGAATATTACTGTTGACTGGACGGACGCTAACATTTGGCCAAATGCCGAGATCGGAATTGACCAGGAACAATTATGCGCTTATATTCGTCCATACTGTGTCGACGAAGAGGAAAACCTCATAGAAGGTATTGTCCTTTCTGTTTACAGACGAGACTATGACGGTAGATTTACGGAGATAGCTACCGGAATCGAAAATCTAGGTACAACTGTTGTGGTCGATCCTCATCCGTCGCTTGACTATGCCAGGTATCGTATTGTTGGAATTGATACTGAAACCGGTGCTATTGGATATTACGATATGCCCGGTGAGCCTGTTGGCGAAACAGGAATAGTTATTCAGTGGGACGAGGCGTGGAGTGATTTTAACATGCCTTCCGGCGACGGAGATGCTCTAGCGTCACGAGTATGGGCTGGCTCTATGGTGAAATTACCATTTAATGTTAAAGTGTCGGAATCTACTGCGATCGATAAAAACTTGGTAGAATACATTGGGCGTTCGGCTCCAGTCGCATATTATGGGACACAACTTGGCGTTAGCGGAAGTTGGTCCTCCGATATTCCAGCAACTGATATTAACACTCGCTATGCTCTTCGAAGATTGCAGATCTGGAGGGGGAATGCCTATGTCAGGGAACCTAATGGTGTAGGTTATTGGGCAAGTGTTGAGGTGTCGTTTAATAACGATTACGATAATCTTCTTATACCTGTAACAATTGAAGTAACAAGAGTCGAAGGAGGAATGTAATGCCTGATTGGACTGCTTCGATGCAGCAAACATATGAGTATTACGAGGTCGATCCAGCTACATGGGAGGATCGCCGAAAAATCGATATTGTTACTTCTTCGAGTATCACGAGAGACGTTAGTTCGGACACTGGTGGCAGTGCTTCGTTTAACGTCTCTTCTGATCTTGGAGAACTTTATATTAGAGTATATCTTATTACAACACAGAATCGTATTACAGAGAAATTCCCTATTGGTACATATTTGTGTCAGACAACTGGTGAGGGTTTTGATGGAAAGGTAAAAGATATTACTCTAGACGCTTACGCTCCTTTACTTGAATTAAAGGAAAAGAATCCGCCACTAGGATATTCCATTGGGCAAGGTGTGAATATTTTAGAGGCGGCTACAAATATTGTGTCCAAAAATGTTAGAGCGCCGTCTGTTGGATGCGAATTAGACGGTGAAGACTATAAGCTGTCTTATCCATTTGTAGCCGAACTTAACGATACTTGGTATACGTTTATCAGCGATTTGCTTGCTAGTATTCAGTACAGTATGGACATCGACGAGCTTGGAAGAATTATATTTACACCAGATCAAGACGCTAATTCTTTGCAGCCTGTCTGGACATATGACGATGACAATAGTTCGATTTTACAACCAGATTTCGATATTAGTAGAGATTTATATGGTATTCCGAACGTTCTCGAAGTGATTTATACAAAAGAAGACGGAAGTTACGTATATTCTAAAGTGGTTAACAATGATCCAGACAGTCCCATATCCACTGTTACTCGCGGTAGAGAGGTCATGCACCGAATAACAGATCCTGATATTTTTGGAAGCCCAACACAAGTTCAACTTGACGATTACGCAAAGCAGACTCTTAGGAATTTGTCAACCATCGAATACACATTAACGTATACCCACGGTTACTGTCCTGTAAGAGTTGGAGATTGTGTGCTGATAAATTATGAACGAGCAGGATTAACCAACCAACGAGCTAAAGTCATTCGTCAGAATATTAAGTGCGAAACTGGCTGCCAAGTTGAAGAAACTGCCGTATACACGCTTAGTCTTTGGAGGTGATATTTTGGAACTTCAAGATAGTGTTCTGAAAGCGTTTGCTGATGCGGTGAATGGTTCCGGCAGCACCTCTCCAGACGCGATGACTTTTTATGCTATTGTGGTGCGAAAAACTCCTAATCAGAGCACCGGTAAGGATGATATTTTTGTACGTTTTTATGGTGCTGACGAATCCGTTGAAACGCCGGTGACCACTACGGTTGAGGTTGGCGTTGATGACGTTGTTATGGTTCGGATGAAAGACCATAAAGCGACTATTATTGGTAACATCAGTTACCCGGCTTTGACTAGAGTTGGCGATATTTACATAACTCTCACGGCTGACGGATTAGTCGTCGGTAGACTAAATGAGCATAATGTCCCGACTGGTACGCATATTCTTATCACAGATACCAACTTTCAACTTATCGGTGCTAATGGTGCTGTATTAGCCAAGTTTGGTTCCGACGTTGAACTTGGACCGGCAGGAAGTGTTCGATCAACTATCACATCTCAGGGACTTAAAGTTTTCAACGCTAGCGGAACTATGATAGCTCAGTTTGGCGCAACTGCTCAGATAGGTCCTTCAAATTCGGCTCATATTGTTATCAACGGCTCCAACATGATATTTTACAATGCCAGCGGAGCTGAAGTGCTGAGAGCTGGAACTAGTACATCTACGTGGAACGGTTTTAAAGGCATTGAAACACAAGGAAATATTGTAGCAAATGATGGGCGAGTTTTGGCATATTTGTCAGGCACTAATTCTAATGGACGAGTTACTGCTGGTAGTGGCGCATTGATTGGAGATTTATCGGGTGGAATGCCAATACCAGAGCATGACGTTGAAATGATTGCTTCTAAGGATCGGGTTGGGTTATATTCTCACAATATCCCAGGTTGGCTTTCGTACTACAACTTAAACGACTCTAAAGGGTATTTGTATAGTCACTCGAATGGAAATTCAGCAGATGTTGTAGCTATTCCAAATCTTCTTAGAGGCGGTGTTGGTCAATTATGGTCGGGCACGCTAAGTGTTACTGCGAACAGTACCGATTGGTCTGAAGTAGCTGTAACTGCTTTGGCTAACTGGAACGTCGCGGCTCTTAGAGTGCACTGCGGTAGAATATATTCTACGGTTATAGTTATTAGAAGTGAGGGCACAGCAGAGCATCGCGTTGGTGATTACGACTACACGTACAACGGCACCAGCCAGACCTTTATAGCAAGCGTCCGCGTTAACTGGGCTTCTGTTCCAACGATAGGTATTAAACGAGTAGTAGGTCCTGCTGATAGTGGCGCTACTCAATATTTTCAGATATTGGCGGTGCACGGTATTATCAAAGCGGTGTAATGTAAAGGGGGGTAAATGAATGGAATTTTGGTCACAAATAATACTAACTATATTCACATCGGTTCTGGCGTCCTCTGGCCTGTGGGCGTTTCTGAATGCCAGGTTCGACAAAAGAGATGCCGAAAGAGATATTCTGATCGGGATCGGCCACCTCGAAATTGTGTTTTTTGGAATGCAATACATCGAACGTGGTTGGATTACTCAGGACGAATACGACACTTTGTGCGAGCTGTACAAACCTTATGTAACGCTCGGAGGTAACGGCTCCGGAACCAAAATTATGAAAGAAGTAGAAAAGCTTCCAATTAAAGGAGGTCTTAAATGAAAACAATTCTTAGCGACAAAGCTTACGATATTCTCAAATGGGTAGCGCTTGTGTTGCTGCCGGCTCTTGGAGCATTATATTTTGGACTTGCCGGAATCTGGGGGTTCCCTTACGGCGAGCAGATTGTAGGTACTATTACGATACTCGACACCTTCCTCGGCGTGATCCTGGGCATCAGTACCGTCCAGTATAATAAGAAGGAGTAACACCATGGGGAGAATTATATCTTACGACGAAAAAACTGGATATAACGATGGCGATTATTTGCTCATTGACAACGGCGAGGGCGGGACCAAGCGTATTCACCCCAGTCTAGTAGGACCTCGGGTTGATTCTTCTCCCACGGCAAACAGCACTAACGCCGTGCAGTCAGGTGGAGTGAAGAGCGCACTGGACACATTGCAGGCACAGATTCCGCAGATTGATATCACTGAGGTGCCTACTGATAATTTATTTAATTCAGACGATATTGTTTCAGGAAGTGTGCTTATGCCATGGGATGGAAGTGTTTCTGAATATGCTGGTACTTTTCATGCATTTATTAAAATAAACGGTAGTGGCACATATAGCTTTTTGACTCCATACTTTTTATATTATGATAATTCTAATGCTATTCCTCTTTACGATATTGATAAAAACTTTATAACATATGTTGGCACTACCCTATCAACTTATGACACAAATCATAGGATTGCAACAATCACTATCACAGATAATGCAATTAATAATTACGGAGCTTATTATATAGGCTTTTCTGAAATTACTTCCTTGCTTAATTCATTGATGGTAGTTAAATCTGACACATATCCAACGTCTTATATTCCTTATGGTACAGTTAAAACAATTGAGGGATTAGAAATCACAAAATCACAAATTATAGACTTCAATGAAGAAAATCCGTTATGGGGAAAGACAATCAGTTTCAATGGTGATTCAATCTGTGCAGGAGCAGGCTATGCAGGTGGATATGGAAAGATTATTGCCGAAGAAAACGGAATGACCTATGAAAACATTGCAGTCGGGGGTGGAACTGTAGCATATGTTAGTGAAAACGTGCATTGTATTTGCAGAACCATAAATAATATGAGAGCGGATGCTGACTATATTATCCTTGACGGTGGTGGAAATGATGCGGACAGTGGAGTTTCAGCAGGAACACTTTCAGAAGGGTATACTGCAACACTGAATGATACAACTTTTGCAGGAGCATTTGAAGCAATGCTCAAATCAGCACTTGAAAGATTTCAAGGCAAAAAAATTGGCTATATATTCATTCATAAGTGCGTAAGTGGTTTTGATTCACGCAATACAGCCACAAACAGTTTTTATATGATTGCAAAAAATGCTTGCGAGAAATGGGGAGTGCCTTATATTGACCTCAATACAGAGGTTCCTCCACTTGGATATGTTACATCGTTAAGGACAGCTTACACCAATCAAGGTGATGGGTACCATCCCAATGAAGCAGGGTATCGAGCATACTATGTACCAAAAATTACAGCTTGGCTGAAAACACTTTGAAAAAGCAGACTTTAAATGAGAAACAAAAATCATAAAGGCTGTATTCGGCGCGGCAGGAGGTTAACAATGATATTTATCATCATCGGCACATACGGAATTTAAGGAGGTGACTCATGGCAGATGTAATTGTAAGAGGCACGACTCCGTCACTGATTGTCGATTTCTCCGATATTGCCGATTTTTCTGTAGCAGATATTTCCGCAGTCTCGCTCATTATCAAGCGCAGAACAGAGAAAATCGAACTCGGACTGTCTGACATGATTATCAGCGGAGACACGCTTGCCTATCACTGGACACAAGAAGAGACCCTTGCCTTTACCGCAGGAGAGGTGCTCTCACTCGATATGCATGTGGTAGCAAACGGCGAACGCTACAAAGTTTATGGCATTCCCGACAAAATCAGGGTAGAAAACACGGAGAAAAATGAGGTGATGTAAATGGCTAAAGACATTACCGCAAAAGGCTATTTATCAGGCAACATAACTGCCAAAGCAAGCCTGTCCGGTGATATCACAGCAAGTGGAGCACTTGGGCAGACGGTAGTTGTGGGCGGGACGGTTCTGCGTCCTGCTACCACAATTTCGCTCGGTGGGATCATCGTTGGAGAAGATTTGCAAATAACGCAGTCTGGCGTGCTGTCAGTGGCAAAAGCCAATGCAGTAGAACAGGACAATACGCGCCCGATTTCCGCGGCAGCAGTATATACAGAAATTGGAAATATTGCCGCATTACTTCAGACTATATAGGAGAAAAAGCATGAGTATTGCAACAGAAATTACCAGAATACAGACGGCACGAAACAAACTCCGCACAAAAGCTGTAGAGCTCGGTATCGGAACATCCACCGACAAACTTCCCGCTCTTGCGGATGCTTTTGACGGTATTGTAAACCGCGGCGGAGTAACTGCGACTGTACAGGAAGGTGACACATACACGATCCCCGCAGGACTGCATGACGGTACCGGTACGGTTTCCGGCGTGTCTGGAGGCGGTAACTACACACTGCAGAGTAAGACAGCAACGCCCACAAAATCACAGCAATCCATCGCTCCCGATTCTGGCTACTACGGTCTGTCTGCCGTAACCGTAGCTCCCATCCCTGACGCATATCAGGACGTATCGTCTGTCAATGCAGGGGCGGGAGATGTACTCGCCAATAAGATCATAGTTGACGCGGAGGGCAATGTAGTTCCTGGTACAATGCCAAACGTTGGGTCGGTCAGCAAAACCCTCGATGCTACCACAGACAATCAGAGTTACACCGTCCCCGAAGGTAAGCACAACGGTTCTGGTACAGTAAATATCGTACTGGAGACAAAGACCGCAACTCCGTCCGCATCCTCTCAGGATATCACTCCCACAGCAGGTAAAGTCCTGAGTAAAGTCACGGTCGCTGCTATTCCCGCACATTACGGTGATACTACCGGGGACGATGCAGTAGCGGCGAATCTGCTTGCAGGAACATCTGCACATTCCAATAGCAACGGAGCGGCAGTCAAGATCGAAGGCTCTATGCCCGAAAATGGAGCGATTTCTGGCACGATTGACGGTATGACAACTACCTCATACAGTATTCCCGCAGGACACACAAGCGGAGGAACAGTCAGCCTGACCAACGACATCGAGATTGCACTTGCCGCGATTTAAGGAGGTGATATTTTGCCTGCTTATGAAAGCACAGAAGAATATTTAAACAGCACTCCAACCGGACGCCAGGTTATAAGAATACGTGATAATGTATCAGCCGCATTAACTGCAATCGGAGCAAAAGGAGTGTCTGTCCCGTCAGGAGCAAACAGCGATGATTTGGCAGACCTGATAGCACAGATTTCAGGTGGCGGAGCAACTTATGAAACATACTATGATGGTTCCATAACCGCAGCATCTGACAAAACGATTTCTATTCCGTCATTATCAAGCCTTTACTTTGTTGCTGGTGAAACGTGGCGAGTAACGTGGGACGGAACAGAATATACATGCTACCCAAATATACACGAAGGATGGTTGTGGTATATCGGCAACCATGGTCTTACTGACGGAACGGATGATGGCACAGGGGAGCCTTTCTGCTTGTATAACTATGGTGGCGGGGCACTAAACGGAGTAGCAAGAACGTCTGGAACGCATACGCTAAAACTGGAAAAACAAACTTCAAGTGGTGGCGGGTCCGCAACACTAATAACCAAATCCATCACAGCAAACGGCACGTATTCCGCATCCGATGATTCCGCTGATGGATATAGCAGTGTAACGGTCAATGTCCCCACCCCCGCAGGTGCGTCAATGAACACACAGGTCGCACAAGGGACTACAAGACGGAATAATACGGCATTAGGTTCAATCACTTCGCTAACTTGTGAGACAGCAGGAATTTATGACGTTTACTGGAGTTGTGCAAGGTCAAACACATCACAAACGTGGGGGTCTCAGCTTTACATCAATGGCGCTGCATATGGAAGTGAGAATACAACGTGGACAAACCATGTTCAGAATAATCACCTCACAGGTGTAGCGATTCCTGCAAATGCAACAGTGGCTGTATATGGAAGAAGCCGGTCTGGTTATTACGTCTATGCACCACAATTAACGATTAGGCAGACCGCATAAGGAGTAACACATGTACCAATACTACGTAACGGAAGTTCGGAAATCTGCTGCTGGCGAGTTGGAACACGATGTATTCTGGCTTTACGACGAGGTCGAAGAGAAAGCCCGTCTTAAAGGGGAGTCCAAGTATCATGAGGTCATGAGCCGTGCAGCAGTATCTACATACGCTGAGCATGGTGCAATACTGTTCAGCAGCCAGTGCAACCCGATTAAAAACGGGTGTTATATTCATACGCCAGACCCAACCACCTAAATACTCATGTATAGTGGTAGAGTCATATGAAAGGGATGGTTTGCCGCAAGGTTTACTGTCCCTTTTATTTTTTCGCCCGCCGTGCTATACTGGCTCGGGGCGGACTCTATCAAGGAGGTGTCCGTTGGGAAAAGATTTAAAAGGAAAGGAACTTGGAAAAGGTGTCTGTCAGAGGAAAGACGGGTTATATTTTGCCAGATGCACACAGCACGGACAGAGTTTCGGCTCTTACTTCAAGACTGTTAAAGAGGCTAAGGCATGGTTAAAAGAGCTCGACAAGAAACCGAAGTCAAAACGAGGAATGACTGTTGACCAATGGTATCAATACTGGATGACCAATCTGATCAGCGACCTGGCTCCTAATACCAGACGAAACTACGCAGAGCGTTACCACTACAACGTAGGTCCGTACATCGGTGATATTTACCTGGCTGAACTCAAGCCGATGCACTGCAAGCAGGTTCTGAATCAGATGGAACCGCAGTACGCAACCAGCTCAATCGTTCAGACCTACATTACCATGGGTACTCTATTCAAAGCCGCTCTGAACAACGATCTGATCGACAAGCATCCTCTCACAGGTATCAAAGTAAACAAACCGAGGAAGTCTCCGGATGATATTCACTTCCTCACAATCGAAGAACAGACCAGATTTCTTGAAGCAGCAAAGAGATCACACAACTACAGACAGTACACTCTGATTCTTGAGACAGGACTCCGTACAGGCGAGCTTATCGGACTTACCTGGGACTGTGTAGACTGGGAGAAGCACACACTCTCGATTACCAAGACTCTGGAATACCGATATTCTTCCGGTGTCTGGAGAGCTGGTCCGACAAAGACTCAGTCAAGCTACAGGACTATACCACTCACGTCCATGGCGTATGATATTTTGCAAGAGGTTAGAGATTCAGAACGGAAAGAATCACCAAAGCTGGATCAGACGTTGAGCTATCTCGATCGGCGCTCAGGCACACTCAAGTCGTTTAACATGAAAGAACTTATATTTGTGAACTGGCGTACTGGTATGCCTGCAAAGAACAGTTCGTATGACACGCATCTGTATAAGCTTTGCGACGAGGCTGGGATTAAGAGGTTCTGTATGCACGCTCTCAGACACACATATGCTACCAGAGCAATCGAGCGAGGTATGCCGCCAAAGACCTTACAGAAGCTCCTGGGTCACGCCAGCATTAAGACTACCATGGACAGGTACGTACACGTCACGGACGAGAGCCTGCGTGCGGGGGTTGAGTTGTTCGAATCTTGTGTAAAATCTGTGTAGAGTTATCCGAGAGACTTATATTTAAAGGAGAATAGACTGAAATGAAATTAGGCATTGTAATACGCTGAGGTGTCCGAGTAAGGTTTTATGCGGGTCTCAGGTCGTGATTTGAGCCTATTTCAGACTTATATTTGTGTAAAAATTGTGTAGAAAATTAGGTAGTTCGCCCCAACAATAATTACCGTACTCATGCACCCATGTACAGGTTTAAACTCCAGCAAAAGGAGGACCTGACATGGGTGATTTTTTGTCTAAGGAACTGTCTAAAACTAACAAATGGTGGCTTCCAAAATATAGATACCTGGAGCTGAGATATTTTGCTCTGCAGTATCCTGAGTGGAAGAGGAAGCTTGCAGAACTTGATGGATCGGTAGGTCTGGCTTCTCGTGGGACTGATATTTTGCGAGTGAATGCATCTAAGATAGGCGATCGGACTGCA